GGTGTCGATGCCATGCCGTCGGACGCTAACGCGTGCAGTTCATTTCCCCAATTACCTGTACGCAAGGTCAACAGGCCACCGCTTGCCGCTGACGCCAGCGTCGTGTAGTCGCCGCCTGGCAGTGGTGTCAAAGTCAACGGTGCGCCGGGAACAGCCGTACTAGACACACCTATTACCGCTTGCGGCTCGGTCACGGTAGACGTGCCTACGCCGGTAACTGTGACCGTGACGGTACTTGTTCCGCTACCGCCGTACGTTTGCGTGCCTGTTGCGCTCCACGTTCCTGTCCCCGTGCTGGTACCCGTTCCCGAGCCTGAGCCAGTTCCGGTCGCGGTAGCCGTTATGGTACGCGTACCAGTCCCTGTTTGTGAAGCCGTCTCGGTGAGAGTTGCGCTGCCTGTGATGCGCAGCGGACCATTGACTAGGTAGTACGGTGGGGGGAGCGATGAGCCTGGAATCACAGGAATGACCGACGTGCTGAGCTTCGTCGCGCTGTCCAGGCACGGAATCCCGTTCGCGGTGTTACTACAAATGTCGGTCGCAACAATGGCGCTGGTTCCATGCCCCGTGAGCGTCTTCGTCGCATTGGGCAACACCAACGTATGGTTAGGGTGCTGCGAATCCCACAGTTGATTAGTGTCGGCATCAAGACCGGCCGGTCCGCTTGTTCCGCTGGTTCCGTCAGTTGCCCAAGCAACCGACGGCAAAGCCAGCGAGGCAATAAACCAACCCATAAGAATTGCTTTTGTACGCCGTAATTGTTGCATGTTACGCCTTTAGATAATTGGTCCTGCTACAAGATTCCAAACAACCGAGCCTGTTGCTAGCTGAAAAGCCACACGCGCAGCACCGTGCGTGGTTAACGAGTCGTAGATCGCACTGCCCGGCCGCTGCGCAAGAAAGAACGGCGCGAAGCCGGAAGGGCAACTGCCGAAGCTGTGGACAAGCTTTCGCGCTGTGATGATGTACAGCCAGATCATGTCGCCAGGCAACCAACCCGCAGTTGCTACGCCGATAAAATCCTCGGCACCACCAACAGGGCAATTATTAGAATCAGCAGGCATTGTCAAGCAACCGCTGACTGTACTCGTTGTGGCGCCCGCTGGCGTGTGGACGCGACCGCTAACACTCGCGCCGGCTGAATAGCTTGAACATTGCCAGAATACCGTTGTGCCCGAGTCTGTGATTAGCACCAGTTTGACAACAGAGTCGACGGCACAAACCAGCGACGTTGCCGAGCCTCCGAGCTTGATCGGCGCTCCGAAACTCGGCGATCCCATTGCAGTGATGGTCAGCCCGTCGACAAAGCAAAGTGTCAGCTCTTCGCCGCCGACTAGCCCCATAGTGTCCACACCAAGCAACGGGTCAGTGCCGCTAACCCGAAGGCTGCGAGCGGCGCCGAAGTCTCTTAGGATGCTTGCCATTACGAACCAAGAATTGCGGTAGTGAAGCCAATTGGTGCAGGCGTTGCGAAGGGAATGACTCTGCCGGGAACTTTCAGCACAATAGCTTTTCCGGCGTTAAATGTCCATGTCATTGTGACCGGCGTCGTCGACGTCGTATGCATTGACACTTGCAACACTATTCTGTCATTCAGTGCGAAGTTCAATTGCGGCGCTGAATAGTGCATTGCTAACGGGTTGTTTGTACCATTTTGCAGAGGCGCAGACTGCATCTCAAATAGTGTATCTAGCGACGTGCCGTTGTGGTCGACAAGCAAAAGCACACCGGACGTCGTTATCGATCCGGCACTCGCGCCGCTCACTTCGACCGAAGACAACTGCACAGACCAGTCACCGGCAGGAGTCGACCACGCCTTGCCAGGGCTAATAGCTGGAAATCCTGTGCCAGAAAATCCACCCGATCCGCTTGTTCCGGTAACGGTCACCGTGCTATCAGGTGAAAGCACTTTTGACTTCAGTTGGTCACCTTTCAGTAGCACGTAACCATCCGACCACGGCTCGGTCGTGCCAAGGTCTGACCACGCAAGCGGCGTATTGCCTAGCACTGCGTTTGCTGTGTTGAATTGGATAAAGTGCCCGCCATAGGCTGTGCCAGCGTTCACTTGAAAGATCATGCCTTTGATGAACGCTGCGCTTTGCGTGTAGTCCGGCGCACGGTGCATCTTCGCGTGCGTCGCGTGGAAGGTCGTGTCCGTGTCCCACTGGACGCCAACATCGTCGACGATGTAAAGCCCAGTGTGTTTTTCATCGTAGCCGGTTATTGATGGGTGCGAAATTGTGTCGGGCGTGTACACCAAAACAAGAGAGCCGAGCATAGCGGCCACACTGCTGGGGTCGGTTAAGGCGGGGTCTGGCCCCACACCATCAAACCAGGTCGACGGGAGTAGACCCGTAGACCCTCGCGTCATCGTCCCGGTTGACCCCTCAGTCCAACCGCCCTCAAATATAGGAGTGTTCGACCCTGGCGCGTGTGCGCCAAGAAAGCAGCATGCAACTGTGCCTTTGTTCCGCTGGTCTAGGGCCTGCCCTGTGGTGTACGTGTCGGACACAAGCTGACCGGGATTGTTCACTTTCGGCTTGGCAATAGGATCGTTTGGCACGTACATCGCGTCTTTGGGGAAGAAAAACAAGTCTTCTACGCAGGTCACTTTGACTGAGTTGTCGATCCCATTACCGACGTCGATCTCAGTCACGCGCATGACCTCGCTCATGATCCCGAGGTCTGGCCAGTCCAGGACGAACGGATCGCCGATATTGAGCGCAGCTGCCGCTCGATTTGCGGTCACTTTGCACAAGAGCAACGGCGAGGAAAGCAAGCGCAGATCGCGGATCGCCAGCTTCGACGCATTGACGGGCGAGGTAATAGCGGGGTAGTCGATCTTCGAGCTGACCGCGCCGCCTTGCGCGGCCATAACGCCTTCATCGTACACCGTGAGACTGCCTTGCCCGCCAAGCATCGTCGCCGTGTATGTAACTGTGACGGTATTAACCAGCTCGCCGACTTGCTTTCTAGTTGCGTCCTCAACTTTTGAGACGCTGTATTCGTCGAGGGTAACAAGGTCCGCAATGGCATAATCGTCGCGCAATAGGTGGAGCACAAAAAGGCCGGTGCTGCGATCTTGGTAAATCACGCCTGAAATATGGCGAAGAATATCGGTCAAAAAATCCTCGACGATCATCTGTTGCGACCACACGAAAGACATTCCCAGCCCCTCGGTAAATAGCGTATCAGCAGCCGCGCGAAAAGATGCGTCGTCAAGGTTTGCGTCGTTGTACCCCATGCCCCAGATCTTGTCGGTCAACACTTCGTGGATAATGTGCGCGGGGTTGATGTCCACAACACAAGCCGGGAATTCGGAATCATTGCCTGTTTGCAAACCGGCGTAGATGTATTTGCCTTGGCTGCCTTGGCTGGCGTTGACTACAGTCGAACACAACGCGATTACATTCGGCCCAGCCTCGACAATATACTCTTGTGGGATGACTGCTGTTGAGTTGTAGCGCTCAACTTGTAAATCTGATGCGTCGATAACTGGAACAAGGTCGATTACATGCCCATTGAACCACAGGTGCGCATCGTCCGCGTGCCACACGCGAACCGTGAGCGGGTACGTAGGCAACGCGCCTAAATCCCATCGCAACCACAGCGACGTGCCAGATTTGACATAGTAGTTTGGCGCTGCGCCTACGTTGGCACTACCGGGTAGACGCGTCTTAACGTAGGGAAGCGGACGCGTGCCCCCGTAGTCTGACGGCGTATAGTAGTCAACCTCGGCGTTGCCTATGCCGCCTGCACCTTGCGCCCAAGCCGAGTCATCATACGCGGGATCGTAGTACACAGCCGAATCCGTTGGTCCTTCGACGAGGTACTTCCAGTTGTCCATGCGGCTGCGCGTGGGCCTGGCGATCTCTGCTTTTTCGTCGTACCACTGAACATCGCCGCCGTTGCGCGTGTGAATGCGCTTCACAGCCACTGCAAGCGCGCCTAAGAAAGGCGAGCCGGCAAGCTCAGCACCTCTAAGCACTAGCGAGGCGACGCCGTAGTAATGCGGCCCTTTGCCGTCGGGAAGCGACATGCCGAGCTGAAGATATTCGGCAACAGTTCCCGTGTTGGCTACTGTGCCGTCGTCTACGGTGCTATTCACTTGTCCGTTGGTTACGTCCCACGACACACAAAGAAACCAGTCACGAACAGGCTCAGCATTAGGATCCGGGCGCGCCGTTGAGCTGTGCTCAAGCGTGGTGAGTTGCCCTGTTAGCAGCGTGCCGCCGTAGGCTCCTCGAATGCATGACTTAGACTGATACAGCACGTCGAGCAAGCTATCTATTTTTCCGTGGCAAATGGCGAACTGTGCTCCGAAAGAGTAGTACGGAATGTCGTAACTGTCACTCTTATAATTGAACGCGTTCGCCAAGCCCTTGTTACCGAACCAAGTTATGTTTAGATTGGGGACAGCGATTGAGCCGAACACGACGGGAATTGATACGCCCTCATTAGCCGTCATTACATCCAACTCAGCCGGCTTAGGCTTTTGGATCCTAGACTCCATGTAGCGCGCATAGAGGAAGGTCGCAATCAGTACGCCGGCCATGAACCAAGCCATTAGAGCACCTCTTTAGAAAACATTACTCACCGTCGGGTTAATGCCTGTAATACCCGGGAACCCGCCGTAGTTTCCCAAGTTGCCAAACTTGTCTCGGCACGTGGTGGTGGACTTATCGCAACCAGGATAGAGCGTCGACGTAAATCCCCCAGGATATGCGGCAAAGTCAGCGATTAACGCCTGAACCGGGCGCATGAGCGTCAGAACGTTTCCCGCCGACTGCGCAACAATCATGCGCAGCGTATTGTCAGACGCTAGAATAGTGCCGCCTACAAAATTAGGAAGTGTACCTGTAGAAAGCACCGTTATTAAGTTGCGGTCCACGCTGAATATGTTGGCCAAGTAGGCGTATGCGCTTTTGTCGACGTTGCAGCCTAGTCCGTAAAGCATGTGTCGGCACGTTCGCTGATACAGTTGCCGCAGGCCCATGCGCCGGACAGACGTCCCAACGTGTTCGCAAGTGAGTGTCACTGTGGCGATTGAAGTTGCCACGCTAAGCACGCGCCCTGTCCACGCTGGTAATCCGTCGGGAGTTGTGGTGAAGTGCGTGCGGAAGATCGACACCGTCGTCACCTCGTCGGGCGCCCAAGCAAGGAACGACGCAGCCAGCGCATTAGTAATAGGCAGCGTGATCGTGACGGTGTCCTTGGGCACTTCCCCCGTGCTGGCGATAGGGCTCGAACTGATTACCTCGGGCAAATAGTAATGTCCGTCAAATAGAAACTGGCTCGGCGCTGCGATGTAATACCAAGCCGCCGAGCCGCGATTGAACGTGTACAGCAGCGCCGGGTTACCGTCCTGGCGTGAGGTGTCCACAACAGCGTAGCTCATAGCGGAACCTCAGTCGTCGCGACCGCAACAGTTGCTTGTCGGCCGGGGAGATGCTGAATGTCGATGCGGTCTGACGCCAGACGTGAGAGCGTAAGCTTGCTCGTTACGAGACCGGCGTGCGGCAACGTCGCTCCGGCCCACGCGCCACTAAAATACAATTGTTCGTTGGCACCACCGGCCGTTCCGGCGCTGGTGATACGCAGACCGACACAGCCACTCACGGCGGGGTTGGTTATTATAAAATCGCACGGGATAGGGTACTTGGCGGCGAAACCTATCGACGCGATTTGGATGTAGTTGTCCCCCGCTACGATGTCTTTCGTGATCGTGACGTCCGCGTTCCGACTCGATGCCCAGAATTGCTTACAGCGTCCCTTGCATGTGTGCAACCACACACGCAAAGCCCACAGAGATAAAGCATCGAGTACCGTCCAGGCAAGCACGCCCGATTGACGGGGAGACGCATAAAGCGGGTATTTGTAGATCGGGCCTGTCTTGGAATCCAGCGTCTCGACTTCGCGCGTGTTGCCTTCTTTCACACTATTGATCAGCTCAACAGGATCCGTCACAGCAGGATCGCCCAGATACGTAGGATAGGATAAGCCGCCGCTAGCTGCCGACAAATCCTCAGTTACTGTAGCCAGAAAAGCGGCGCTTGCCTCGGTGTAGTGGTGCGCCCCGAGATCGCCGTCAAACTCTTGCTCAAAAGTTGCCACGCGCAAAGGAACGATTTCCGGGTTTGTGTACCCGTTTGCTGTTGCGCTAATGCCGATGGTGCCCGACCCGTAGAACGTAACCGAAACGACTTCGTAGCTGAAATTGCTGGCCCACACCAATGCGAACCCTGAATAATAAGCAGGCGCGTGCGTGACGTCGACAGGAAGGGAAACGGTTCCCGCGCCAATAGTCGGCACCACAGTCGCGACGGTCCATTCTGGCACGTACACCGGATCGCCGCCTATTGTGCGTGCCAACTCGCGGGCCGCGCCGGAATCGACCGGATCTAGCACATACTTGTGCTGATAACTGATACGCGGCTGGCGAAGAAGGGCCTGGCGATATTCCGCCTTCTTGCATCGCTGAATGTCAGTTAGCCATTCGAGCGCTTCCACAACGCTCGTTCGCGGCTTGAATGGCCAGGCAAGCGTCATCGCGCGACCGCCCGAACGGTTCGTGCATTTTGCGTGATGTGGCGATTGAGTGTCTTTGTCCCGCGCGTGCTGCTCATGTAGCGGTCAATCTCGCCGTGGAGATCGAAGCCTAGATTCACCATCAAGTTCTGCGGGGCTTGCGATGGCGAGCCTCCGAGCATCTTTGCAGTTTCTGCGCGGCTTGTGACGTGTGCAGGACCGTTGACAATCTCGGGGCCGTACTCGCCAGCGATGCCCCATTTCCCGGCCGGTATGTCACCGCCCAAGTCGTGCGCGCCAGCATAGTTGGCCGACGAGATCATGGCCAGGACCTTCGCCCCGTCGGCTGCGGCTTCGATGGCGGCCGGGATACCGGCCGGCCAACCAAGCTCGGCAGCCTTGCCGATGGCGATACCCATGGATACCGTCGCAGTTGCGACGCCGAAAGCCTTTTGGCTCGCAAACATTTCTTTGTAGGCTTCGCTCTGTTCGCCTCC